GATCACCGACTTGCGCACTTCCTCGCCGTCGATGGTGATGACCTCGTCGCCGGCACGCTTCTCGGCGATGAGCTTGTCACGCTGCTCCGGGGTCAGTGCGAGGAACGCCTTGGTCGCTGCCTTCTTCTTGTCCTCGCCGTCGGTCTCGCCTTCCTGCTGGTCGAGGAACGCCTGCTGCTGCGGCGTCAGCTTGCCCTTCGCCTTCAGTGTCTCGGCCTCCTCGGCGGCGGCGGCGGCCTTGGCGGTGAGTTCGGCGTTGGCCTTCTCCAGTGCGGTCACTTTGGCAGTGGCCGCTTCGCCATCGGTCTTCATCTTGGTAAGCTCGGCGGTCAGGTCGGCCACCTTCTTTTCGAGTTCCTTGGCATCCATTTTGACGTCTCCTGTGTTGGTGGTGGTGGCACGTTTGAGGATCATTGCCCGCGCGCCTTCCTGTGCCGGGCGGTCGACTGCACTGATCTCGTTGATCTTGAAGGCTCGCATGATGTTGCGGCGGCGCGGCTTGTGCAGGGCACCATCGATGTTGACACTCATGCCGCCATCTCCTCGTCGACGAGACGTTGACCACCGATACTGAAGCCGGTGTATTCGGGCGGCTCACCATTGGGTCCGCTCTTGAACTTGTTCAGAAGCGCTGCCGTCTCGGGCTTCATCGCGATCATCAGCCCGGTACACTTGGTGGTAATGCCCATCGCCTCGGCGACATCAGCAGTGACCGGGAAGGCAAAAACGATGGTGCCGGTCTCATCGCCGAAGTGCATCTCCTTGGCGACACGGCGCGACAGCATGAAGTCGGTCGACGCTTTGAGCATGGAGTCTTCGGGGATGTGATCGTCCTGCACGTCGAAGTAATCGTTGCCGGCTTCCTTGCAGATCATCGCCCAGCCGAACACCAGACCGAGTGAATCATCGACCTTGATGATGCTGGCTCGTGTTGCCGGCTCGCCGGCATTGTTGATGGTGGTCAGTGCATCGAACTTCTCGAACCGCTCGTCGAGATTGCCCTTGGCCACGCCGGGGCAATCGGCACCGAGATGCACTGCACTGTCGTGCACCATCTGCACATGCTTACGGTCGGATGCGTTGTGACGTGCGCCGGCCTTTTCCATCTTGGATTTCTCCGTGACCTTGCTCGGGTCGAAACTGGTATCGATCTCGCGAAAGCGTTCCGGGCCGAGCACGAGCGGGCCGGTGTAGGGCGTCACCTTGGTGTGATCGACGTCGCCGGCCTTCCAACTGATGGTGACGTGTGGCTGGTAGAGCGGGTGGTCCCAAGCCGCGCCGGCATCGAGCAATTGCTGGTGTCGATCCGACAGCGGCGGGCTGTCGAAGTGCAGGACCATCGCGCCCTGATCGCCGAGCGGCCCCACCTTGCGCCCGGCCGTGCCATTCACGGTGACGGTGTTGTCGAGCGTCTCGGGCCACTGCAACGGCTCTTTCGAGTACGCCTGCGTGACGTGCATGTCGTCGGGTTGGAGCGTGGTCGGGAAGCCCTGCGTCTTGGCCCAGTCGACGAGGTCTTTGCCGTTCTCGACCGGGCGCGAGGCGAACAGAGTGCGCGGGCCGGCGGCCTTGTGCACCCACTTGCTTCCGCCCTTGGGCTTGATCCAGCCGTTGCGGATCACCGTCCAGCCGGAACCGAACGCCTTGGCGTCACTCAGGCCACGTGCCAGCGCCGAATTGACCACCGCACGGAAACGGCTCTGCGCTGCGTCGGGCAGTGCATTGCGCACTTGTGCGGGCAAATCAGAGTTGCTGGCGTAGGGCACCACGTAGCCATAGTCCGGCTCACGAACAGTGCCAATGCGTGGTTGTTTAAGTTTTGGAGTCGATCAATCGTCGTCGTCGAAATCGAGCACGGCTTCGATCAGATCGTCGCTGACGATCTGGCTGAGCAGCAACACAACCAGATGCTCGGTCGACATCGAAAGGTCAAGCGCACGGCTTTCCAGCTTTTCCGACAAGGGCTTAGGCAAGCGCACCACAAATTCATCCGTGACCCGCTTGCCCTTCGGCTTCTTGGCCCCTTTCAAGCTTATCCCCAGCCGCGAGCACGTCGCCAGCAAGCTCCCCTCACTGGTTCCGATGAACGCGGCAATCGCGTCGAGACTCCAGCCGTCCATGACCAACAAGGGAATCTTGGCCAGCACCGCTTCGGTGTAGACGACGCGCGGCCGGTGCTCCTCATCCAGCTTCATCAGCCACCACTTCGTCGGCCGCCGCCGCGATCTCGTCCGCCGACGGTGTCGCCGACTTGAACGAAATCAACACGGCGCAGCGACAGTTTATGACCTCTTCGGCAGGGGCTTCGGGATCGCCCGGGTACATCAGCTGCGCGCCCGACGGGCTGTCGAACGGCTCGTTGAGGCCACGCTCCTGACCATCCATTTCCCTGTGCGTGTCACGTGTACGATTATCGTCGGTGGCCGACCATGTGCGCACGACGTCGTCCACCGGGATGCCGGCGTCGTCGACCACCTGCATGGTGGTCTCCTGTCGGGCCGTGTTGAGAACACGCGTGGTCTCGGTTCTGGCGATGGTCTCGGCCCGCATCGCCAGATATCGCGCGGCGTAGCGGTCGACCATGGTGGCGATACGGCCGGCGCTCAGCGGCTCGCCGGCATCGAGCGCCGCCGTCAAGCCGGCGTCGTAGCGGCTGTCGCGCAGGACGCGGTCGAGCGCCTCCGCACTGTTGTTCTGGAGAAGCTCTTCGTAGGTGTCGACGGCATCTTGCTGCGCCGATGTCAAGCCTATCGAATTGCGGAACGAGCGCGCCGTCGCCGCTGTGCCCTTGCCGGTCTTCAACGCTCGGGTCAGCGCCGCGCGCACGGCTTCACGCTGTGCATCGGTGAACTCGGCGATGAAGTCGAGGTCTTGACCCTCCATCAGCGAGGCGGCGGCGGCAAGCTCGGGATCGAATGACAAACCGACGGTGCTGGTCAGATCGCCAGCACCGTCGGTTTCCCCGTCGTCGCCTACCGCTTTCCCGACAAGCTTGCAACGCAGTTCCTTGCGCGTGTTGACGACCACGTGCGCGGCCATGCGACGGCGCTCCTCGGCCAGTAACTCGATGGATGGCTTGAAATGCTTCATCAGTACGTCGAGATCGTCGCCGTCCTGCGCGCGCACGGCCGCCTGCGCCAACGTGGGCGAGTTGCGCAGACCACCGACATAGCGCTGGAAAGCCTGCTGAAAGTGAGCTTCCAGAACGTCCTGCATCCGCGCTGGATCACGCGGCAGCGGTGACACCTGTGTCAACATCGCTCTTCTCCCCGCCGAGCCAAGCCGCATCCGGCGTACCCAGAAGGGTGCTAGTCCTGCCCGACATCGAGCGGACGCGTCCGGCCATCCAAGGTGCCTGCTCGATCCACGTGATCCAGTAAGCGTCGGCCTCGCGCCATGCAGTTTTGTCGTCGTAACGTGGCGTGTTGTCCATCGGGACGCCGGCCAAGACGATGCGGTCGAGGCCGAGACCGTCGATGGCCACCCTGATCGCCAGCATGCCCGACGAGCCGCCGAAAACCTTGCAATACTGGATGGGTAGCTTGATCCGCTTGGGGTCGCCCAGCCGGTGTCCCTTGTAGATACCGGACCAGTACATGAGACCGTCGGGCAGTGGTTCCTTACGCTCGCGTATCCACAGTGGAAAGATGTCGGGATGGTAGGAAACCCAGTGCTGAAACGGCTCCTTGTAGTCCCGTCCCATGCGATTGATGGCGATGACCACGTCGAAAGCGCCTAGCTTTTTGGCCGCTTCGATATCGTTCCAGACGGTCGCTGCCCGGCCAAGTATCAGCGCAGTTCGAGCAACCATCCGGGGCGCGCTCCTCGCGAGTCGCGCCCTTTATGCCGTCAATCACCAGTCTTGGCAACCACCTAGCGCCAGCCCCGGTCTCTGTCGGCAAAGCGCAGCACCATGCGCGTGTGACCTTCCTCGTCGAAGGCACGACCTCTCAGAGCCTCCACGGAAAAGGAATTGTGCTCATCGTGGATGGCGATCACGACCGAAGGTATCCAACGTTCCTGCCCGCTCGGCAGCGTGATCTCACGCACTGCGACACCTTCACCGACCTTCATGGCTTAACATCCACAGGG